AAGTCACAGACTCGAAGTGGTGTCCCACAGGGACTATTTACCAGCCTCTCTCTTGAGCACAGCTGCAAGATCAGGGTCGGTAGCTTCCAAGGCCATTTGCCTTGTTAAGTTAATACTACCTTCCAACCAAGGATTAGCGATACCTGCAGCACCAGCAGTTCCAGTAGTTGGCTTAGCACCCATGCCAGCTTGAGCACTTGGCTTAAAGTGATGCTCAAAACCAGAACCAGGATTTTTAAGCTTGGCAAGATAGACGTTGATGTCTTGCTCAACGCCACCATCCAGCACTTTGACACTGCCATCATCAGACTTTTTCAGTTTGCCTTGCACAAGCTGCAACATCTGATCAGAGCTGATCGCACCAGCTTGATTGATTGCAGACAGCGCAGAGTTTTTCATCGCTGCTGTTTCGTTTGAAGTCCGAAGCTCAGCAAGTTGTCGCTCCAAATCAGCGATTTGTTGGTCTTTGGTTTGAGCCGTTTTGTTGGCCTCTTCCCAAAGGTCCTTCCACTGCCCTTGGTCTTCCAAGGTTTTACGACGTTGATCGTCTTGTTTTTTGTAAACGTCGTCAAGCTTGCCTTTGATGCCTTGAAATTTTTCTTCGGCTTCAGTGGCACGCTGTTGGAGCGTTTGAATTTGCTGCTCGTAAGCAGAAACATCGACGGCAGGAGTTTCAGTCGCAGCCACGGGCTGTTCAGGCGACACCACAGGCGTCTCCTGGATGACTTGTTCTTCCATTATTAAAAGTGAATTTACTCCTCTACTTTACTAGCTTTTGCTTTTTTAGTCGTTTTGGCTTTAGCAGCAGGCTTTTTAGCCACTTCTGCTTTCTCTTCAGATGCAGGATTCCAAGAGTCAACAAGTTCCCATTTATAGGAACCATCTGCTTGCAACACCTTGTCGAGAGACTTGGCCATGCTGTAAGAAGCGATTTAGTCCTACTGTAACTCTGGCGCGGAATCTGGCGACTCAGCAGCGTTTGGCAGGATTTCACCCTGAACCAGCATGTCGCGGAACTCTTCGCGATCAATCACGTTGTCTTCAAACAGCTGAGCCATCGCTGTAATGTCTTGACCAATCAAACGCTGCAAGTCGAAGTCACGGCTGATTTTCACCTCAGGTGGCTCAAGACCTAAATAATTAGCCGCCATGTTGTAAGCCTTCTGCAAACCAGACTCCAGATCCATAGACACCATCGACAACATTGAGTTGGTGTCAATACGATCCAAACGGCGTGCGTCCGCAGATTCAGCAACAAATTTTTGCTGGCTCAGCGTGCTGATGCCGAGTGTCGCCATCTGTTGTTGCAACTCCTGGATCTCAGCCGATTGCGCTTCAAACGCGCTTGCCGCAGGCTCCACGTAATAGACCTTGTTACCCGGCTGGGTCGCCATCGCGTAATTAACGCTGATAGCCATGTCTTTTGTTTGATCGTCCCAACCCTCAAGGACGAGCATTGGTTGCGAAGCGATGTGGAGGCTGTGGATAAGATCCGCTTGCCGCTGATAGTGGGCCAGATTGAGATGAGCAATGTCCAGTAGCGGTGGCTTACTGGTCAACGTATCGGTTTTATTTGCATAAACCGTTACCAAGGGGATCTGCCCAAGCGAGAAATCGCCTGACTCAACCAGCTCGTACTGCGCTGTAGCGTCGGATTGATCGAAGGAAGAGGGGTATGGGAAGTTCCCTTGCATCTCTTTCTTTTGCTCTTCTTGCCTAAAGACGCGATAACGACCAGGCTCGATGACACGTACTTGGTCATAAACTTTTTCTCCGAACTCGCCGTCAGGGACTACAGCTTTTTCCCCAATCCGAACTTGCGTAAGACTTCCGTAATTGGTCTCGCGGTCCAGTCGCCAACCGTACACCTGGGTCGGATCCACCTCAATCCAATAGGGCCGACGATTAAGAGCACGCTCCTCTGCAAGACTTCTTGCGTCCGTAGGCGCAGGAAAATCAACCAGCGTGTGGCAGTGCCCATATGTCAGGGCACAGATCAAGAGTCGTCGAGCGTACTCATCTAAATCTGAGCCACACCCATCAACGTCCTTGTTAAAAACATCTGTCCAATAGGGATCACCTTGGACGCTAATTGGTTTTCGCAGGATTAACCCAGCTGCTGCACGAAGCAACCGTTGCGTATAGGGCGTAAAAACAGAGCGATTAACCCGTGCCAGATATGCGGAGTAGTCCTCACGGGGCTCTAGAGGCAGAAATGCCTCACAGTTGTCACGTAAATACTCCGTGCCGTTTGTAACGGCCTTCATGATCTCCCAGCCCTTCATCTGGTCAATCACGGCCCGTGTTCGCACGAACGGACTGTCAACACTTCCCATATAGGAAGAGCTGACAAGATGCGTTCTAACGAGACCGGGAACGGAGTAAGTCATGACACCTCAGAGTTGAGTTACTAACAGCCCCATCGACGACGAGCCGCTTTACCCCGTTCACCTGTCCAATTACGGCTTCGAGCGCAGAAAGAACGCTTACGGGCAGCTTCTTCCTTTGTCTTTGGCTTGCCAGTAACCGGCGGCTTCAAATTAGAACCCGTTTGCCGGTTGTACTTAGCCCGACCTTTAGCGGTCAGGCCAGCACCTTTACTAGCAGGCAGTTTTTCGCCACGGCCAACACTAAGGTTGGGACCACGCTTACGCTTTTTGCGCTCTGCCATTGTCCTAACCCTTATTCAAGGTTGAGGGCAATCGTGCCGCTGGTCACGAAGTTGCAGGTCACAACAACCAGATCACCAACATTGGACGTAATGTCCATGCTGGTAATGATTCCGGTGAAGACCGCAGAATCAGTGCCGCTTGTGGTGCCCTTAGTAAACAGCTCAAAAGATGCGTCTGCAGGATCGTCCGCAGTAATTACATCTTCAAGAAAAGGCGCTTGACCTGTTGCGTCAGGGTCATAAACCAGCTCAACGGTGCCAGAACCACTGACAAGGCTGCCCACAAAAGAACGGAAGTTGTCTCCGTGCTTGGTGGTATCAAGAGTGTCCTTGGTGATGTTCAGCGTCCAGCTGCGAGTTCCAACGATGGTTGCGTTGGTCCCACCAGCCGCTTCAAACTGAACGGCACCCTCTTCTCCGCGAATAACGGCCATGGGTAGACATAGGAAGGGTCTATACGGTTGATTCTAACCGCTCACAACCCACAAGCCATCTCAAGACTTCTTCTTTTTCGCCTTTTGCCGTCGATGTTGATAAGAAATCTTCTTTGAACCTGTTTTTTCTTTCTTAAAACGAGCCTTTTCTGCAGGGCTCATTTCTTTTGTGGTTTTTGGCGTCTTATCCGACACCCTGCGTGATGGTCTGCACGCTGGATAAGCCCTGTCTTCGCCTTTGGAACGGCCACAAGGCTTTCCGGTCTTTACATCGACCCACTTCTCGTCAAACCATCGGCCAAGGCCACCACGGCCTTTACTTTTTGGTTTTGCGGGTTTTCGTGGTTTTTTTCGTTCCGCCACTGGTTGCTTTGCGATAGGTGCCACCACGCTTCTTATATTCGCGCACCAACCACGCATTTGCATACGCGCTCGGGTACACGTCAAACTTGCGCTTGGCCTCAGCCTTTACGCGAGCATAAAGCGCCTTGTTGGTTGGGACGTTTTCACTGGCCACAGCTACACCGCATCTTCTTACTGCCTTTCTTCATGCCCTTCTTTTTCTTGGGCGGACGGCCTTTCTGTGTGCCGTAAGTCCCTGGACCTTTAGGCATGACGCAAAATGCGACGACAATCTCAGTCTAACGCCCTAAATGATTGCGGACTAGAACCGGCTCACGCACCCGCATTCCTCACTCCTGATCCGCTGCAAGAGACTTGTCCTTTGACCTTTGTCAAAGTTACCCAACCATCCTAGTAAAGCCGATAACTCGTTGGCCCCAAAGTTTCAGGTTTTGCAAGGTTGAATTGCTGCAACACCAAATACCCGAAAGCATCAAAAGCGTGGTCCACGCCTAGGTTCTTATTTGGCAAACCAGTGCCTGGCGCGTAAGTTAGCGTTCGCAACGACTTGATCAACTCCTTGCACCGTGGATGAATCTTGACCCTTCGCGCTCCAGAAGCATCCATTAGGCCAGTGTTGACGGCTGTAATCTTGTCGCGAATCTTCCACGGTGATCGCGGCGATTGAACCGTAAAACCACTGCGCCTAAGGATTGCGTGGTCCGTTACGCCCACACCACTTGTCTTTCTTGCACCGCCTGTAGGGTCAGGACACGCAATAATTCGACGATCCACACCGTATCTACGGGTCACTTCATCAGCGAAATCCCAGGTTGTGGCACCGCCAGTCAGCGTGATTTCGTCAAACACGTATAACGTGTCGCCATCTTTGACGGCACAGATGCCGCTCATTGGATCCACGTTGAAGTCAACGCCCAGCAACAGCGGTTGAATTGAAATATCCTTGGCCTCTGTCGAAATGTTGTCATCAGAAAAACTGATGGCGACTAGACCAGTTAGGTTCTCGAAGGACGCTTCAAATTCCTGGCGGAACGTGCGCGTATCAAGTTGAGCGCGGGCTGCTTCGACCTCATGCTTACTGACGTTTCCGCCTTCAATCGTCGTATAGCTCCATCGTTGCCATTCGTTTGTTTCGTCGTCTGGGACATAACACCACAAGTCATAAAACCAGCTAGCTGTACCGTCTGGCGTCGAAATAAACAACGCCCAGCCCTCTTTATCCGCTAATGCAGGCCTGATCACCTCAAACCAGACCTCTGAATCCATAAATGCCGCTTCGTCTAGCACTACGCCCGACAAACTCCGGCCCCTCAACGCCATTGCGTTCTCAGTACCCTTCAATTCGATCGTTGAACCGTTAATTAGCTCAATTCGCAGGTCTGTTTCGTTCTTGCTGTGGATCCAAACCTTCGGAACTAGCTTTTTTAACGCTCTCCACGCAATATCTTTGGCCATCCGATAAGTCGGAGCGCAATAAAAGAAGGTTTCACCCGGCCTGTTGAGCGCTCCACGAAGTAACTCAACGCATGAAAGGTACGATTTGCCGAATCGACGACCGGCAACTAAGACGCGGAAGCGTTTGTCGCTTGTGAAAACTTGGCCCTGCGCCCATCTCAGGCTTACAGGCTCTGCTTTTGTGCTCATGCCTATTACATTACACAGGTTTTCAACCCCTACCCCCCTTGTCACCGTGCCAGAAGACAGTGTGGGAGGTTATTATCTGGAAAAAGGTCGATAGGTTGATGCCTGAGCCCCTAACGGATCGCACCACACAAATCAAAGAAGACCGCATTAGGCGGCTCTATCGACGACAGCTTGATGGACTGTCTGCTCGGGCGCTTGTGTACGACCACAAGGAGAAAGAACAGATCTCAATCAATACGGCATGGCGCGATTGGGCAGAAGTTAAAAAGCTCGTTGATGAAGACTGGCAAGCTGACCGCGACAACATGCTGGCGCGTCTTCAACACATGCGCACCAAACTGTTCCATCAAGCCCTCAAGAAGGGGCAACTGCAGACCGCCAGTCAGGTGCTTGACTCTATTGGACGTGTTATCGGTGAGTCCGTTGAAACCGTCAATATTCAAGCGCCTGAACTCAAAATCTCGATTGAAAATAAGGACGTCTGACCCGGCGTTTTAAAAACTTGACCCCTGCCCCCACTTAAGGGGGCTTTTTTATTACACGAATGCTGTTGAGCAGATATATATGCAGGGTACCCGTGCGGTGATGTGGCGTTGAGATTTTGCAACACCGCCCCCACCCTGTAGCCAAAAAAAAGACCGATTGTCAGTCGGTCCAGCGGCTCCAATTTTCTAACCATTCTTCTGTCTCTTCTTCTTCAGACTTTTTGTTTAAGATTTGTTGACAAATTTCTAAAGAAGATTCAACTTGAAGAAGTTGTTTTTTGAGTTGTTCAGATAGTTTCATTTAATAGTGTAGTTTTATCTACTCCTACAATATAGCACAAGAACAACTACCTGTCAAGTAGTAATTGATTAGTATTGCTAATATTACTACTGTGTAACATGAGTAATGTTACTGTTTCGTATTGTGTCAGACTCTACTGATGATGATCTAATGTCTTACAATATGGGAGTCGACCTAGTCGGCGCACCTTGAAAACTGCATAGGGAGCAAACCGCACCAAAACACAAAGCCTCCGGGCGATTGTGGCAAGGCGTCAAGCGATGTTTCGCATTTTTGCGCTTCGTAAGGTGCGCTCCCAAGGAGACCAACGAATCAACCCACTAACAGAACAGATGAACTCATTTCTACAGTTCGTCGCGGCAATGGTCGCGGCAGGTTCTTTCGGCGTTGCTGCCATTCAAACGGCAACGTTCCAAAGCCATTCAGGCACACAAGAATTCGTTCGCGTGGTGCGCTGAGATGGCTTTGATGTCTGACTGTCGCCTTCGGGATGCCCTGGAGGCTCGGTTCACGGATGAGTCGGAAATCAGAAATGTGGCCAGCTATGGCTGTATTTCTGGCGTTTCTGACTTTATCTATTACCGCGAGACAATCGCATTTTTTGATCAACATCAAAGCGACATCGAGAAATGGTTACTTAGTGACCATGAATTTACACTCGCTGACTTCTGCAAAAATGCAGAAGATGTTGACCAATTAAAAAACGCGATGGTTTGGGCTGCTGTTGACCTTTACTGTCAAGAGCGCACCATCTACAACGAAACCATGGAGCCCGCTTAATCGCGGGCTTTTTTCTTGTCATTTATCACCGCACCAACAAATGCGAAAGATTGAAGCGCAAACAGTCCAAGCCGTCCGAGATCTTCTCTGGATGGCTGAGTTTTCCGGATGTTATTGGCACTCGGGAAACATGGAGGTTTCACAGTCGCACCACTCGATAAGTGGACAGCTGGGCTATGAAAGGATTATTTCGGTTCGTTTGCACGGAAACGAGATTTTCGCTTTAAGGCCCGATTGTCAACACATTTGGTTTAGTGATTGCGGCTGGCGTACCAACACCACGAAATCACGGTTAAACGTCCTTCTGGGATGCTTTAGCAGTGGTTTCGGAATCTTCCAAAAGAAGGGTGAATGGTATTTCCAAGGCAAAACCTGGGGTGACCCTGACAAGTGGACCGGCAGCCAGTCTGTTCAATTCCGAATAGATGCGGATAACTGGATGCTGAGCCAAGCTGAAAAGCTTGCTGGTTCACAGCTGGAAAAACGGACCGGCATGAGCCGTGACCGCTCCAGTTACACCTAACGCTAGGCCCGCCAAAAGCGGGCTTTTTTTATGCGGAGAGCTTGATCAAGCAATTTTCACCATGGCATTCCACAAGCTTGGATCGGATCCAGTTGATGCGACCGGCAACCCTTCGACCATCGTTTGTGTCCTTGTAGCAGTGGAGAGCTTCGAGCAGGAGCATCCATTCATCCGGGCAGAAGTGAATGGTCTTTGTAGGCGCCGGATCAGTCATGAATGGCCGCTTGCAGTTTCCGTGAATGGTCTGTATTGTAGTACAAGAGTCAAGGGGATGACCCCTTGCTCCGCTCCATCATCAATTTATTAATGGACTCAACCGTTAGTAGTACGTTCTTTTTTAAGAACGGCTCAACAGCAAAATTCGGAACCGGCTCCGTCACCTTTGAAGACGGCTTGAACATCACAACCATAATGATTGCCAACGACACCCTGTTGGAGGCAATAGCGGTTTATCTGAGCAAGCAAGACGCCGACACCTTGGCTCGTTTTGTTCACCTGTTCTCGCCTGCTGTCCTGGAGGCTCAGGCTTGAAACGCTCCAGTGACACCAGAAAAAAACACGTCGGGGAAGCTGTGCGACTTTTAAGCCTTGGTTACCAACCAGCAGCCGTGGCTCTTCGCCTTCAACGGTTGTTTGGCATCAGCCGCGCCACAAGCTTCCGTGACGTTGAAACGGCCAGCGCTGAGATGGATGCCGAAACCATCGAGCTGGACGCTGACACCGAACCAGCCCCGATGGCAGAACGCCGTAACGCCATGCTCTGCGACCTTGAACAAGCCTGGATGGAAGCTTCAGCACAACACAACGTGCAAGAGCTGATGCAGCTTTCCAGAGCCTTTGAGCGCCTTTACCGCATGGGCGGCGATCAGTCTCACAAGTTCTGAGACCTTTGTCTCACACCGTTCCAATCATCATCAAACCAATGAAAACCGTCTCATTCCGCTTGACCGATAAGCAGCATCACTACCTAACTGCTGTTGCTAAGGACCAACGCCGCTCTGTTGAGCAGTTTATTTGGCTCGCCTTAGGACAAGGCATCAGCTACATGTTTAACGAAGAGAGCTATTACGTCGAAAAGCTTCAGTGCGACTTCACCGACGAGGAGGTGGAGAGCATGAAGCAATACCCCCTGCAAACACCTACCTACGGCACTAACTACTACGCCGACCATCCCTGGGCTGACTCCATTACCGACAACGTGCTTGACGACTGTGAGCGGACGTTTGAGGAGAAAGATGCTGCCTTTGATCTCAGTGCAGAGGTCAAGCGCACAGCTGCACTGCACGCCAAGCGCAAAGCAGATCACGAAGCTAAAGAAGCTGCCGCAAAAAAACAGCAGGAGGACAGCAATCAATGACCTTCACAGATCATGAACTTGAGCTGCTGGTTGACTCCATTACATGGGAGCTTGACTTCCTGGAGTCTTCCGGTTGGCACGAGTCTCCGCGCCATCAAACCCTTACTGAGCTTCAAACCCGCATTCAATCATTCCTTGATCACCAATGACTATTCGCACTGACGACATCGACGACCTTCTACCGTCCGAATACAAAGACCCCTGGCCTCCTCTCTCTGATGAAGAGATTGAAGAACGCCAACGCCAAGCCGAATGGGACGACTATTACAACTCGATCCCTGATGCTGCTGAACGTAACCGCAACCTCAAATGATCACCCGCCAAGACGCTACACGCTCCATCAATCAACTGCTCTCGCTCATCCTGGGTGGTCAGAAGGCTAGGGCCTCTGGCCATCTGGCCTACAAGCCCTCAGAACGTATTGAGTTCTGCTTCAAGCTTGTTAAGCAAGAGATAGAGCAAGTTGTCCGCACTGCCGATCCTGACGCCTTACAGAAGGGTCTCAGTGATGGTCAGCGTCAGCTCTCCAGTCTTCAATCACTCAAAACCCTTAACCAACTCATTCAAGAGGTCGAATGGTGATGTACCACTTCATGCCAGTCCAAGAGTCCGAATCAAAAAAAATCGAACGCGCTCTCGACATCCTTAAAGGTGTTATCGCTCGTGAAGATAAACGCCACATGATGGATGAACACTTGAGCCATTCAATGCGAGATCTTCTCGAATCTGAAATCATTCCCCAGTTGGAAAATGAACTGAACTTTGACCCGACGCCCCAATACCTTTGGGATGAAACCGGCGGTGAACCTCCAGCAACTCTGGATGAAATGCACACCGACGCTTACAACCGGAAGTACAACCAATGAGCAGCATCCTTAACGGCACCAAGTATTCCGCCACCGGCTCCCGTGTTCCAACAGATCTTCTGCCTGCTGCTATCCGTTATGAAGCAGCTCGAGCAGTCATCTTTGAAGATTGGGGCAACTTCGTCCGTGCCAATCAATGCTTAGCCCTTAAGCGCTACTACGAACGTCGTGCAATGGAGGAATGTGTCTGATGGCTTGGTTTCAAAATCAAAAACCAGTTGAGGATGCTCGCGTCAAAACCACAAAGCAACATATCGAAGCTTTGTACTTGGCAGACAAAATCACCAGCTTTGAAGCCTCTGAGCTTTTATCTGATGTTCGCTGGCTTCAAACCTATATTGAACGACGCAGAACACCTGTTGCCGTTCGATGGTGGGACGTTTTTGTCTGCTGGTGTGATTACACCTGGATTGACGTAAAAAACTTCCTACGCCCAGGGCCAACCTAGTTCCACGTCGCCGCGCCAAACATCCTCATCAATAGGACGCTTGACCGCATAATCTCGAAACAGGCGTTTCAGCTCTTCTGTTGAGACGCCTATTTCTTTTGCCTTCACTGCAACGTTGCATTGACCGCGATATATAAGCTCTAACGCTTCCTCCACTACATAACCTCTCCGCTCAACAACATCTCCTTATACAGGTTGTTCCGCTCGGTCCATCGAGCTTCGCATCCCCTCATCTCAAGTTCCGACAGCATTCGCAGCTGAACATTACCGTTCGACTTCGCAATTACCACCGCTCCAGCATCAACACGGATGCCAGCCCTTTCACGCAAACCAAGGCTATAAGCGCCGAGCTGGTCCTGGTGATCCTTCAACCACGCTTCTGGCTTGTCAGTCTCTCGGCTGCTCGTCTTGAAATCGCAAATCGTCAAACCCAATGGCGTGTCAATTAACGCATCTGCCGTTCCAGCAAACCCTTCGTCACTGCTGATGCTGAACTCTGATGCATGAATGGCCGTTACGCTTCCGCTTACCAACCAGTCGGATAAACCTCTGGCGTACTCACGGGCTGGCCATGGAACCTTCGGCGAGCTTTCCTCCGCTTTCTTGAGTGCCCAGTTGGTGACTGCCTTAGGAGCGCGAGCCAATCCATCATCCCAGACCTTCCATGAACCCTTCTTGTTAGCGCTCTGTCGAGCCAACTTTGCTGCGGTCTTGAGTACATACTCGCAATGCTCATGAGCAATGGTGCCACGGTCACAAGCAATGTCACGCTCCAAACCACTGCCAGCACGTTGTGCCCAGCGTTCCAATGCATCTTTCTGTGTTTGAGGGGCAGTGTTCTTCAGGATATGGGTAACAGAGTGGTAAATCTGTCCATGTTGATCCCTGTAAACACGGAATCTGCCTGAGTTGTCTTGCTCCAACTGCCATTGACGCAGTGAAGCTAAGGCGTCTTGTGTATCAATCGTCATGAATGGCGTTTTCTTCCAGCCACCTTTGACGGAGCTGATTGGCTTTGGGCTCTGCTAAGTGGGCGCTCGAAACAACCCCAGTGAGATTACCAACAGTCACGGAGACAGTACCGTCCTCCATGAATGTTGTAACTGTCTCGGGTGCTTCCATAGACGCTCCTTCCCAAAACTAATATATACCTAAAAAAAGGGGGCGCAAGGCCCCTAGCTCTGTTTTTTCAAAAACTCGTCCAACGCTTGTCGTACCAAGGATGCGATAGACGTGCCCGGACGAACTAGCTCTTTGAGCTTTGCGTACTGGTCTGGTCTGATTTGAAGCGTAATTCTATGCATTAGAAAAATCTTTACTGTTAGTGGTTGGAGCCTCAAGAAAATCCATAAAAGGATCTGTTTTATATTTTGATACGTTTTCTACAACCTCTCCAGTCATAAATTTAAAGGCCATCGATACAGTGTATTGAAAAGCATCTTTGTCTGCCCAGTAGTTTCCCTTTGAATCTGCTTTTCTTCGCTCTTTCATGTTTTTAAGCTTGATAGCGCTATGTTCAGCAGGCCCTACAGGAACATCGTTTTTAGAAAAACCATTTTCAACTAAGTCTATAAACAACATGCTTCTGTCATAAGCCGACATATCGTGCTTGAAAGTATGCTTGTAGGCATAATGAGTCATTTCTACATACATCTTCAAGGCAGCGGATTTAATAAAAGCAGCTCCTGACATCTGCTTTGCGTTCATAGATCGCAAAAACTCGGAATGACGACGATAGTATTTCTCTACAAGCGCATCATGTCGATTGTAGGCATACTCAACAGTGCCAAGTGCTGCTTTTGCGTAAGCGTTCATTGCGTGACGAGTTATAGCGCATTCTTTAATAGTCATCCTAGTTCCAGCTATCGTAATTCTTTCATGCATTGTTCTCTTTCTTCCAACATCTAATTTTTGAGCAGTACTAAAAGGCATATTCCATACCACGACAAACCGCTGCGTCGTTCCAGACAGCTTGACGGCATTCATCCGGTGTGCCGCATTTATCATGCAGCCATTTTCATCAATACAGACAGCATCATTGCTTAGTACCCATAACCCAGACTTCATGTCTGCGGCCATGCGCTTTACATGCTCCCAGGAAACAGATCGATTGTCAGAAAAGTTTGATGCCAGCAGTTGATCCGCTAATTCAGGCGTGATGTCGACGATTGCTATATTTTCTGGGCAATTTTCGGGTGGAACAACTTGAGATCGAAGTAAGCTAAACCAGTTCATGGTTGTGATGCGCTGTGAACAGTTGGGAGGGGGAGTGCAGCCCCCTCCTGACACCACACTGGCATCAAAGTGATGTCATGTCAACTTTCGCTGAACGGATCACCACCAGTCACGATCCGGTTTAGATCAAAACCAGCCTTCTCCGCAGCCTTCCAGGCTTTCTCCATTGCAGCCTCGTCATGCTCGTCCTCATCACGAGGAACGATCAGAAGCTCGTACTTCACCATGTCTGCCTTGATCTTCGACAGCTCAAAGTCCCAATCCAGCAGGTTGCGGCTGTATTTCTTGTTGAGACCGTACTTGGCAAACTGACGCGCCAATGAGATGTGAGACACCTCAAGCACTTGGACCTTATTGATGTCCCAGTTGTAGACAGGCCAAGTCAGGCACTGAGACGGCTTGCGAACAGCAGTCTTGTCGTAGTTCATCGACTGAACGTAGTCAGAGCCAAGCTCAAGGTCGATGTCAGCCTGGGAGGGCTGTTCAAGGAAACGGAAAGGCTTCATTGAGTCGTTCTCCTTGGCTACGCCCCAAACAAGCCAATACTCAAGCGGGTCTTGCTCAAGCAGGCAGAAATTTGCAGGCTTGCCTTGGTCCAGCTTCGTGTAACGCAGATAGTTATCTGCTGAAGATGAACCTTCGTTTTCTTTCTCGATGGTGGCGAGAAATCCTGAGGAAAGTTTCACGAGAATTTGTCGTGTAGGTTGTCGCGCCTGGTTTTGACGCCCTGACAGTGTAAGACGGGATTGACGCCACGGCAACCTCTAGTAGGATAAAAAAAGACCCGACCCGTCCCGCAGCTAGAGGACGAATCGGGTTTGTTTTACATTCCGTTCCAATCTTACATGAACTTCGATCAGTTCGTCAAGGCGCTGCCAGAAGGCCTCGTTTACGCACCGATATATGCCAAAGGCACCCGGATGGTTTCCGGTAAGCCAGCCACTGGCAAAAACCCTCTAGAGGCAAGCTACGAACAGAAGTTCGGACCTGCCGATGTAGCTCTCGCGGTCAAGCGCAACTCTGACCTCAAAGCTGTTGGTGTCTTCACCGGTATCCGTGGCAATGGCATCGTCATCCTGGACGTTGACCGGAACCTCTCCAAATATCTGAAGGCTTGGGGCTCCTCGCTCGATGGCGCTCCAATAATTACTTCCACCAAGGCCAACGCAGCCAAATATCTCTTCCGTGTCCCTGAAGAACTGTGGGCCGACGTAAAGGGTCATGGACTCCGTAAGGAAGACGGTGGAGACTACGAGATCCTCTGGGGCCGCCAAGGTGTTGTCTTTGGTGCTTATCCCGGCGGCAAGGTATCTAAACCCGGTCAATATCTTTTAGACGGCGATCTCGCTGACATCCCTACAGCTCCAGACTGGTTGCTAGCGGAGATGAAACAGCCTCCCCGCACCATCAACAAAAAAGATCTGGACTTCACTGATCGCACACAAGACGAGATCCAGCAGATCATCTTTGAATGTCTGTCAGTGATTTCGCCCCAAGGAAAGGGCACCCGTGATCACTGGGTAAAGATCGGAATGGCAATTCATTCCGCGTTGCCCACCGATATGGGTCTTCACCTCTGGGCTTCTTGGTCCTGTCAAGATCCTGATTACGCCTCTGAATGGGAAGACTCCAACCCTTGTGAAGAGGTTTGGTATTCCTTCAAAGGCAATGGTGTTGGCCTCGGCAGCCTGATCTGGCTGGCAGACCGGGAGGACCCAAAGCGGAAACGATTTTCAGAAGACACTAAAAAAATCGTTGAATCCGCAGAAGCCAAAGTTGTAACTGAAATCCGGCAGGCAACTCTCGATTTCGATGAAGTCATCCGCCGCGCCAAAAAGATCCTTGATCTCGATAATCCTGCTGAAGTCAACTACAAGCTCAATACCCTTGCTCTTCAGGCTGGCTACCGCGATCAAACTGCTCTCGAAAAGCTGATCGTTGACCAGCTTTCATTTGAAGAGGCCAAGGACATCATGAGCATTCAGGAGTTGATGGAGACCGAAACAGAGCGTGAGTACCTCATCCCTGATGTTCTCCCTCACCCTTCTGTCGTCTTGATCTATGGCGCTGGTGGTGACGGTAAATCCATGTCTGCTTGGGCTCTCGCTAAGCACATCGCAACTGGCAAACCTTTTGTCGTCCGTGGCAATCACGTTCCAGTGCAAAAGGGTCCTGTTGTTCTCCTGAATGGCGACCAGCCTCTTGTTCAACTCAAAGAACAGCTGCAAGAGGTGGACTTCCCCATCACCAAAGACAGCATGATCCAAACGGACTGGCAGCTTCAACGCTATGCCCAGTTCATCAAGCTGATGAAAAAGCATCAGCCCAAGCTGGTTGTCATCGACTCCCTGATCGGCTGCTCTGGTGGTCGAGCCTTTGACGAGAACAAGTCTGACTTCGCCACTCCGCTCTACTGGCTGACCAAGAACAACGGTGTTCTCTTCCCTAAGGCCACCATCCTTATCGTTCACCACGCCAACAAGAACGGTGGCTTCAGAGGCACCTCAGCCATCAGGGACGCCGTTGACGAGACCTGGGCGCTCCGTAAGCCCACTGATGAGGAACGTGGCGTTGTAGGCGCTCACAGCCGCCTCATCACCATCGAGAAGTCACGCTCTGGTCGGATGGGCACTCAGCTCGTCATGCAGATGCAAGACGACCTCAGCTTCACCATCTCTGATTTCACGCCTGAGGTGGACGTGACCAACACTTCTCCTGCTTCCGTCACTGATCGTGTTCTCCAGAAGCTCCGCGTCGTCTATCCCGAGTCACGCTCCAAAGATGATCTGGTCTGTGATCCGCTGATCGACGGCAAACCAGCTGCGATTCACAAATCACTTCAACGACTTGAGAAGCGGGGCTTGATCGTCTCAAACGCTCCAAAGAAATCTCAAGCTAAGAACTGGACAGCTGTCCTCGCACGTGGAGAGGGAGAGAGAGTGTCCACCGTTCCAATAAAACCAGTCATGGAGCGGGATCTACCCCTGGACACTACCCCTGGACAATCAAGAGGTGTCCAGGGTCTGTTTGATGGAGCGGTTGAGATTGACCTGTCTAACGAAGAGGCTGGACACATCTAACCTGTCCACCCCTACTGTCCAGGGTCAAATCCATTGCGATCACTACGTTTTGGAGCGCCCTGGACACCCTGGACATCTATACGCGCGTGAGGGATGAACTGGACCAAGATTTTGGAGCGTTCAGGCGTCCCAGAACCACCCGGCTATCACGAGACCATCGCTCGCATACAGTCCAAGCCGGACAAACCGCGTATCAAACCGTCTCGAAAGACTAAAAAACGCCCAAAGCGTAAGTAACATCTCCCCATGAAAGAAATCAAAACCCTCCTTCCAGAAGAGCTTGTCGAAAGACTCTCTACTGAAGCCAAAGAAAAAGGTATTCACAGGTCAGAATTGATTCGTGAACGCTTGTCTCAACCGCCCAATCACTTCGGACTTACAACCAGTGATTTTCATAAAGCTGTTACGAAAGTGCGTCGTCGATCCAGCTATGGTCTGGATAGGCAACAGGCTGAAAGCCTTGTCGCCACAGTCTTCAACGAACTCTTCAGCCCAGGACATGGCGACTAAATCAGTGCATCTTCAGTATTGTCAGATCGAAGACGAGAACTTTCCCCTCGCTATAACGCGCTTCACTTCGTTTGACCTAGACGACAAGCCGCTCAGCGTTGAACAAGTCACCTATGAATCCAACATTGATTACATGGAGCGACAAATCATCAACGCACTACGCTGCAATGTTGAAGTCAGCATCCTTACAACAACACCAATCCATGAATTTAAAAGGCTCTATCACATTTTCAAAAGTGACAAATGAGCATACAGATCTTTCGGCACAATAATGAATGGATTGTGCTAACTGAGTCTTACACGCTAACGTTCCACCAAACGCTTGCCGGAGCGATGACGTATGCCGCAACCGAAGTCGGGGCGTCAGATTGTTATGGAGCGTCTCAACAAAGCGATTCAACTCGCAACAACAGCTGATCTCCAGAGAGCTGCAATGTTTCTGGAAGGAGCAAGAGAGGTCAGAAAAGGCTCTCGCCGTCAACGCACCAATGCACGCTCTTCTCAAGCAACTGCATGGAAGAAAAAGGTTGACGACTCGATAACATGGTAACATTCGTCTAGTATTTTAAAGCCGATGGCTACAAAGCACGGCAACCGGGTATATATCCAAGTCCTACTTGAGCCCTTTCGCGGTGAACTCTTCATGCAAGAGGCCGACTCTCAAGGCATCAAACCATCAGCCCTGATCCGTCAGCTGGTTTACGACTACCTCGCAGAGAACACTGAAGAACAAGCTTATTGCGAAGCTCTAGTCAACGACAAGCAAAAATGGCAAGACGCTGTAGACGCCAGGCTTGAAGGCAGAGCAAGAAACCGCCGCTCCAAAGTCGATCAATCAGACGCAACTATCGACGCATCTAGCTCACCAATGTGACCAACTGCCTGCTTAAGCAGTTTGGCTTGATGCCAGTTGGTCCGCACCAATGACACGCATAACGCTTTCAAAGCACTTTCGTCAGTGCATCCCTGCACATCTCGAACGTTTCGCTCTAATTCCAACTCCTCTTCAAGGCTTTGGTTGACCACCATCCAGTCAGCCCAGCCCATAGCCCTGAAGATTCTTATCAATTCATGCCACGGACGGCATGACTGTCAAGTGGTTGTTGTAATGGCCTGTCTCCCGATAGCTGTGCATTGGGACGTTAGACATTGCGTGAAACACCATCTGTCCAATTTTCATGCCTGGGTACAAAGGCAAGCTATGAAAACGACGTTCGTTTTTTAGCTCTAATGTCAGCTTTGATCCGTGCCAACCTGGGTCGCACCAACCAGCAAGCAGGTGATTAAGACCAGATCGTGCGCGGCTTGACTTGAGTACAAATTGACAGCTGATGTCGTCGGGCAGGTTAAACAGTTCAAGTGTCTCAGCCAAGCAAAAGTGGCCGGGGAGAAGCTTGTAAGGCTCCTCTTCTGTTCGATCGGAGATGTCAAGGCGCAACAGCTCCTCTTGGTGCATCGTTTCAATCATTAGGTTGTTTCCTAGCCTCAGGTCCAAACTGGCTGGATTCAATAGCTCTTCTGCAAATGGAACGACCATCTGACTGCGTCCGCATCGAGACCTGATCTCCCAGTCACACAGAACCGCCATTCTGAAAACGCAAAAAGCAATCCTACTCAGCTTGTTTCAAAATCCTCTTCTCAGCGTGATAAGCACCTTTCTGATACATCTCAGTCACATCTCGCACCCATGGCACTAGCCAATCATTTACCCGTAAGCACTGATCCCAGTTTGCTGGCCTAGCGCATTGCACGACGACGGTGGTCCAAAAAGCACTGATATACGCCCAAAGCCAATAACAGCTACTCATTCACCAGAATTACCCAGCCAGTCCTAGGGCCTTCAGCCTGCCAACGCTGGTAAAACGCAGCCTGTCTTACACGGACGTTACGTCCCAAATGCGGGTTGCTATGGCCACCCTTCTCCATTTCGGGATATCCCCTAGGGTCTTGCATGATCCACTCTGGATCGTTGCTGTTCTTGCCTGCATAGCCGCTGATAACGCTCCAATGCCCACAACCCATTCCATTGCACATGGGTGGTTCACCACGAAGCATGTTTCCGGCGTGCAACCAACCAACTAACACTGGCCTGCCCTGTTCAATCTCCATTTCAAGCATGTCTGCATCACCGTCTTTACGGAACTCAGCCTCTAACCCAAGACTGCGTAACGCTGCTAGCTGAGCTTCTACTGACGTGGTGTCTCCGAACTTGGCGCGAATCTTGTTGTATTCATCATCTGTACGAACTTTCTTGTAATAGGCCGCCACCATGGCTGCTGCTGAACTGAAACACTCCCTATAGCCCGTTCCAGTCTTGTTATCGAGCTGCTTGAAGTACGGCATGTAGACCTGCTGGTCATATCCACTCTCTTTCCAAGATTGAAACCAATCTGCATCCTCCGCCAATAGCTCCTCTGGCACTGACTCCTCAAGCTCCTTAATTGCAGCCAACTGGTGGGGCGTACCACGGAAAAATTTGAAGAATGGAAGCAGTGCAAGCCCCATGACTAGCAGCAGCAGTATTAGCTGAATGATGCCGGACACTACCTATTTTTCAATCCTAGTGTCAGGCAATAGCATTTCACGCACATGCTTCACTGCCAAGTCGTCCAAATCGTTATCCGTTCTTGCAACGATCTTTTCCAACATCGCCAAAATCAGCTCTTTGAACGCCCGTGATTTCCAGGCGGTCATAAGGATCGGCTTGAGAACTAGAAGCATTGGATTGACCTAGTTACGCTGTAACGGTAGCTCTGTTCTGCTATGGCCACCAACCCTGAAGATCAACACGAAAAGGAAGGCGTCAGCGTGGCTGATGTCGTCAAATGCGCTGTGCTGGTCTGGAGCGCCACACTGCTCACCGTTTCCTATCTGGGCTTCTTCCCTCAGATGAAGATGGACAATACGTTCGTGGCGTCACTTTTGACGGGTGCTATGGCCTCGTTTGGTATCGAGCGGAAGAGCAATGGAAACGGAAATAAGAAACCTACTATTGTCGATAACAAAGACACCAAAGCTGGCATCAAATGAAGCGCACACTTTTGGTATTGGGAGTCACATTGGCAGCTGCCTCGCCAGCTCATGCTGATCTGACCCACAAAATCATGTCATCAATCTCACTGCAGGTTGGTGGCGCTGTGACAAGCGCAGACAGAATTGGCAGTTCCTTCTCTATCTCAGGTTCTGGGGTAGATACAACTGACGGCAGTACAGCCAACACCATTTCAGCTGGAACAATCACCAGCGGTGTTTACGCTCCAGGGACGATTGCAGCCACTCAAGACACACCTGGCGAAGCATTCTCTTTTAGCCAGAGCTACACACAGGCAGACGCCGTTCCAACGTCAGCAGTGACGACAGGCACTGTTCCAAACTTTGGCAGCGTTGTCTCAACTGCCTCAGGTACTGCAGGCGACCTTGCAGGCACCATCCATTCAGACGGCGCTATGACTATTACAGCAGGTGGAGCAAACACCTTGGCAATCGGACAACTGACCTCGGAACTCACAATCAAGTAAATGTGGACAGGCATTTGGATCTCTTGGGGCGTTCTGTGCGTCATCGCACTCGCCGCTCCAGAAGCTAAGTCCATTCCAGTCGTGCCTAACTTTCAACAGGGCACACTCAAATCAACGACGACCACAAAGACCAAGGTGAATGAGGTCATCAACTCGTATCGCTATAGAACGGGTTATGAGTACACAGCCTCTGGCACTAACGTCGCTCCAAATGGCCCTATTGCCCCAATGGGCATTGTTACAACGACAAACAGCTTGAATGGTGTTGGCAGTGTTTGGCGCGGACTTGACCCTTCATCCAAGCCATCGTGGAAAATCGTTAATGAGGCTGCTTCGTTCTCCTTTGCTGAAACGCTCCAAGGTCCAGGACTGACAGAGCACACGATCATTACGCGTGAGACTGACGTTGAATCAACCACGGAGACGCTAAGCACCTTCACCCAATGAAGCGAGTCATAGCAACGCTTTTACTGCTCACCGCTCCAGCACAAGCACAGGTCTCAAGCACTGCCGCCCCAGTTGCTAACAGCTCTGGAAGTGTGACGAATCAGGCAGTTCAAGTCGTGCCAAGTCGCCAATTTACAAATACATACGGTGGAGGGATTAGCTGCCAAGGCGCAACGCTAAACATCAATCCATTCCTTAGCTCCACCACTAGCTGGGCCGATCCGTATGAGTCGCACTACAACGAACCGGTTTATGACACTATCGATCTGGTTGGCGCGTTTGATCCGGAAGGTAACCCCGTCCCAGATGGCAGGCCCGATAATCCGGGCAATGTCCTTTTCTATAAACCTGTTCGTACAGGGCAAAAGGACAATTTTTCGATCAACGCTGGCATCACCGCCACGATCTCTGTGCCGCTAGACAGGCATCATGTCAGAACCTGTCGCAAAGCAGCTGAAAAACAAGTGGCACTGCTAGACGCCAAGCTTGCCAACGAGCGCATGGTCTACGAGATCAAGCGCCTCAAGAACTGCGCCGATCTCATCAGAGACGGAGTTAGCTTTCACCCTGACAGCCCCTTCTCAGCAATCTGTGCTGATGTTGTCGTAAACAATCCGCCACCAAAGATTCCGCCCCACACACATAAAATCATTTACGCAAAGCCCTCTGAAACTTCCGGCGCTGCCAAGCAGACTCAACAACTACCTTCTTCCCCAACTTCTCCTTGATCTTCTTGATCGTTTTTTTGACGATTGGTTTGACCGCCTTCAGCAAGATGTCACCTAACGGTTTGACGAAGATGGCAACCGTCGTCGCCACAGCCACAGTCGCCGCAGTCGTAGAGACAACAGGCGCACCAGGAAGATAATTCCCGATGATGGCCGGTATTCCAAGCGGCTCATAAACCGCTTCGCATTTACCGTCGATCCGCTTGTAACCAATAATGACGGCAGTTTGAGATTTGTTTTTCGCACCTAAAGGAATTGCGTCAGGAGGAGGACATGGCAAGTCCGCAGCTACATTTGGAATGTCGAGATTGGCACTCGGCGAAGAGGGGATGCGATCCGGCTGATTTAAGACCTCAGCCGGTTTTTCTATGTCTGGATCAATGGCTGGTGGTTTTGCTCTGCTGTAAGTCAGAGTGCCGGGCGTGAAATCCAGCGGCTTGTATGAAGGCATTTCCGCACCACAAGCAACCAGGTTGCCACGCGGATCATCGGTGTAAACCTGTTCGTCTCCAGGTGCCGTGTTTCGAGTCTCCACGCAGCCCGGAATATCCGCCACTGGAAATCCAAGCTGAAGCGTGATGGGTGGGGCATTTGGAATACTCTGTGGTGGCAGTGAACGCCATTCAAGAATCTCTGGAACGGAGATACGTTGAACCCCAATTTCAGGAATCTCAGGCATGAAATCTGAACGGTTTACAGCAGGTCAGCTGTGGATTGAGCGTAACCGCAGAAGAGAAGGACCGCCTGTTGTCTACACCGTAATGTCAGGCAAAACTGCCAGACCGTTTACCGATCCAAAAGCAATCTTGCGCTGGGTCAAATGGCCGAAAGGTACGCCTACTGGTGACGCGTTACGCGAATGGCTTGCCTCGTTTGAGCAGAAAGCTGAGGCACCCGCGCCAAAAGCGAACATTGCTGAACGGATCAAGGCGGAAGGCTTCGGCCCTGAAGCTCATGACCCAGAGGATTTCACTGCCAACACTAAAATGGTGACTTGAAAGGCACAGCTGGACCAGTAGTTGTCGGCAGTTCTGGCATGATTTCATCAATCTGACCAGGCACCACATCAGTGACCATCTTGGTCAACTCAAGCTTTAGCTCACTCATGTAGTGCTTGGTTAGCGATGGGATGCGGCTGTAAAGCAACACCGATCCAATCACCATGCCGCCTGACATCACGAAGGATGCGACGGACATTACGTTAAAAAGCTTTTGCATGGCAAGAAAAAACCCCTCCTGCTGTGTGAGACCAGGAGAGGTAGAAGCGTCTCTGCAAACTCAGGCTAGCTCAGAAGTTCCACTTAGCGCCAAGCTTGGTGCCAATGGAAGGGTCTTCTTCAGCAGTAATGAAGCTCAGCTCACCATAGACGCTGAAATTTTCAGTGGCTTGCACGCTGCCACCGATTTTGCCAGACAGTTCCATGTCTACGTCACCGCCTTCAGGAGAGACCAAGGCAGGTCCGCCTTGCAGGTAGAAGCCATAGACACCGTCGCCACCTTCATATCCAACATGGATGTCTGTCGTGCTTCCAAGAAAGCCATCCTGATAGCCAGCATTGTTTTCAACGTTGGCATAAGGGCCTGCCAAGGCAGCTGAACCAGCGAGAACACCAGAAACAGCGATTACGAGAGGTTTGATCATTTGGAAGAGAGTTAACGTTTTCCGAGACCACGTTACTTGCTTCGTCTATGTGACGATTTTGAATGTGATCCATACCATTAGCCTGCAAACTGCTGGTACTTCTTGGCCAGACCAGTAAACAAGCCGTGCATTGGATGGTCACGCTTATCGCGACCGTCGTACATATACAGCTCTTCCAACCATGCTTGACGGTTAGCCATAGCCTCCACGTCTTCCGCACCAGGCTTAGACGCGATCATCGGGTCAGGTCTCTGCATTGTCAGGGTCAGCAGTCCACACGTTATAGCTGCTGCCTTCAATGTATTCCTGCAACGCTTGCACTCTGCCAAAATCCGCATGAGGTGACGTGTCACCAACGCTTGCGGTCTCCTCAATCTTGGCAACCATCGCAGCGCACTCAGTCCTAATGGTGGAACGCCAAGTGCTCCAAGGCGATGCGGTGTAGGCAGTCTTGGCGGCAGAAAAGCTGCTGTTTGCCTCTTGCAGCTTGGGCCACAAATAATCAGACGGCTGCAGCATGTTGTAAGCCGTGTCTTTGGTTTGAGCGATCCAGTTGGCTTTCAGATCGGTGTAGGTCTTGGGAATCAGGTTGCCGTCAGAGTCATAACCCCAATACCACTTCTGAGCCCACGACGGCTCGTTATCGACCCAAGTGATGCCAAGCTCTGCACGATCCTGTTCTGTGCTCAAGCGAAGCCAATTCGCTGGGTACTGGACATCGTTGTGCTCCCAAGCAACGTCAAGAGCCAATGTCCTGTCGCCAAGTTGATAAGGCATGGATCTGGGGCGATAAAACGATGTTACCGCGCACGCGCGGTGTTAGTAACTTGGCTGGTCATCTCGCTCTCGCCGTTTTTTGCGGATGCTCAGCAAATGCGGCGTAAATGTATGTTCCACCAGATGCGTTCCGACTGTCGTGACTAGTTCTAATTTTAAAACCGTTAGATAGTATGTCTATATAGTAATTAGCATTATTACCTGACTCAGCATCAGCGCCAGCAGGGAAAAGACTAGTATCAGCCGGGTTAATTTGGTCGCGTGTAGTGTCCATTAGTTGCCAAGCCTTGGCGCTATCTGTTCTCTTTATAAGCAGCCACCTAGGACGCATTCCGGTATAAATGAACGGGGCTGAATTATCAGAAGTTCCCGTGCCGGTGTACGAACCAAAACTGCTATATCCGGCAACAGAAGTCCACGCATAGCAAATTATGCCTTGCCCAGTAGCATTAACTTCAGCAGTGTTGTTTAGGGTAATAACAGAATTGGTTGGCGCAGTATTGTTCAAAAAACTATGCGAATAAGCAGCATGAGTGCGGTCTAATGTCAGGTATTTAGTGTGACCAACGGATTTGTGATAGACGTACCAGTTGCCAGCTCCTTCTTCTCTATTTTTAAACACCAGCCATTCAGGCGCACTATTTAACCCGTGCCCTATCGTCGCACCAACCGTTGCGTTGCCTGTATATCCCACAATTGAAAACCCAGCAGACGCATTAGCGCGGACATTAGTTGTGATGCTGCCATCAGTGTTGCTGCCCGTTGACGATCCACCGTACCATGCCCAAGCTACATAATTGTTTGAGCTGTTATTCATTTGTACCCAATCTTGTCCGCTGCCCGATTTATCAATCGTGAACCCAGTAGATGATGCGCCGCTGATGTATCCATAGGAATCAGCCAAAGCACCGCTATCACCTTCATCATCTGCTGTATTTGGCGCTAGTTTCTTCCCTGTTGTGAATCCTCGAACAACGTCTTGCATAACGTGATTCAAAGCATTAGTTCGATTTTTGACCCATGCGAGCCCAACCGTATTTGTAAAATTAAGTCCGGAAAGAGTCCTTGTTGCAGCGTTGCCGGTCCATGTCAAAACATCCATTGCCGTCGAACCATCGGCAATCGTTGGGTCAGGAAGATTTGTAGTGCAAAGACTGAGAAATCCTGATGGTGGCGTGTAAGCAAATGGGCGTTGGCCAAAGTTATAAATAGCGCCGCCGCTATGGCAGGTGCCAGCCGGAAAATATGTATAACTTGTGTCTAAACCGCTAACTGTGGCATTAGCGCCAGTAGCAGGGTTTCCGTTAGTTCCCCAAGAAGAATTAAACCAAGTACCATTCTTGCCAAACCACAACTTGCCGTTGTCAAGGTCTAGCGCATACATAATTATGTCTGAGGCCGAATGATTGCTTTGCCCTGTATAGGTTGAAGTGCCGTTGAAGTAGCTGTACGCGCCAGCCCAAGTCCACGCAGGGTTTGAATCACCTCCACCGTGCCCGGACGAGCCAAAGATAGATCCACTTGGAAGAACTGAGGCCTGCTGAGTTGCTACGCCAAGGATTGCATCTGCAGACTGTTTGTTTTGAGTCTCCCAATAATACTTACCCGACGTAACCCCAATCGTTGCCTTAAAACTTTGCCATCCAGAGGTTGCCATTTCTAGGCCTCCCTGTGACAAAGTTACGCCTGCATTGTCTACTGCACTTATAGTGGCGTAGTTCCCGCCTGCATTTCCCGAATCAGGGGTGTAATTCGTCGGCGTGTCAATCAGGCTGTCAATCCCGTTTGCTGGTGGATTGCTATAGGCCATGACAGCCACGTCTCCGTGCGCCGTAATCGTCCCAGGAGAAACAGTGTATGCAGTTGTTGAACTAGATGACTGACAACACAGTAGTACAGTATTTGTTACGTTGGTCAATGCTGTTGAAGGCGCAGCAAAGTTTGCTGTGTAGACAGCAGTACCCTTAACGAGTCGCACATTACTGATAAATCCATCCCAGCTTTCGCCGCCATTAACATCAGAACCGATAGTTGCTTTTTGTTGACTAAAATTGTTACTTACAGTTGCGCTGCCAACCAAGGTTCCGTCAAGGTACATTTTTTGAGTCGTACCTTCACGCGTAACTGCAAGGTGATACAGCTGGCCTGTGCTTAAAGTCGTAGAGGACGTTACTGCATAATTCCCGCTTGTATATGTCCTAAGCTGACTGCCATTTCTGACGATAGAAAATCCATCTGTGGGGTTACCAGTAGCACCCCGGCTATCGTACAAGACATCATTGCCACTAGTAGTGTCAGCAATAAAGTACATTTCAACAGTAAAGTCACCTGTTCCGAATGCAAGATCTGCATCGTCCACTACTGTTAATCTGTCTCCAGATCCGTCAAAACTGACACCGTTCAAAGTTGAAGCAACTGCCGCTAAATTATTAACCGTCCAAGTGTTGCTGTTGCCGCTGCTATCCGTTCCTAAGGCTGCGTTGCTGCTGTTGTCCGCAAATTTTAAATAAAATCCAGTTGATCCATAGGATCCAGAGTATTCTTTTGGCTGCCAAACATTGTTGCTGTCGTATTCACCAAAGTCAGACGCATCAGAAACAGCAGTGCCATCGAGAAACTGGATTTCGGCTAAATATCCGTTTAGATAAACGTCAAAATCAGATTGGCTGCCAATCGTGTGGACAGCTGCGCTGTTGATGTCAACATCTACGTTTTGATTTGGATATGTGCCACTAAGGCTCGCAAGAGTCCCATTCACATATATTTTTACCCTATTTGCGGCTGTAGATTGCGTTGTATCTACAGCAAGAACGATGTGATACCACGCTGAAGGGTCACGGAAAAGAGCATCAGTGTTTACGTTGCCCTGCGGATGATAAAAATATAAATCATCACCACTGTCAAAGCGATAGTAAGTTGAACCTGCATGAAACAAGCTGTGCTTGGTTCCCGTTTGTGTTCTTTTTACCCAGCAGGAATATGTAAATGTTTTCCTATTGCTGGCACTAAAGGTACGTGTAAGTTTTGAGGAGTCACCGCTGTTGAACCGCAAGCTGCGATCAATCTGATACGCCGCAGCAGCACCAGCCGCCGCTCCAATAAACAGCGGACTTGCAGCTCCAGGAATACTCATGAGACGTTCAGCAGCGAAGTGACCGTGATACGGGTCGAGCTTTCCACATAGTAGGCCAAAACATCAACAGCTCCAGCTGTAGTTGTTAAAGTTGGTGCGCTTGAACTACCGCCAGCAAACTTATATTTGCTGCCTGCGTAAGCAAGTGTGCGTGAGCCCGTGCCGTCTTGAGTGACAACAATTACTCCAGACTGACCAGCCGTGGCATTTGTTGGGTCGCCCAAAGTGCGATTGCCACCAAGCGTCACAGAAAAATTATTTCCCAGCGACAAATCAACCGCAATCGTTGCCCCATCGCTCAGCGCAACAGGCGTTCCGCGCTGTGCCTTCGTATAGCTCTGAGCAACAGCAAGGCCAGCAAGGGTCGTCGTTGCATTAGGCAGCGTGACGGTTACATCAGCAGTCGGGTTGCAGGTCAGCGTCAACTCGTGATCATCAGCCGACGTGCCCTCCATCACAATGTTGGCGTTAAACGTGGCAACACCCGCAAAGGTTGAAGTGCTGTCGAACGTTGCTACGCCCGTAACGTCTAGCGTTCCAGGGACATCAACGTTGCTTGTGAACTCAACACCGGATCCGCCAGAGTCCGTTTGCAACAGTTGACGCGCACTGCCGTTTGCAAGCTTGCTAACTGCAATCTCAGCACTTGCACTGATGTCTGCGTTCGCAATCGTTGCGTTCGCAATCATCGTGCTTGTAACCGTTCCAGTATCACCAGTGGTTACGACGTTGCCCGTGACATCAGGGAACGTGATCGTGCGATCAGCAGTTGGGTTAGTGACTGTGATCGTGGTCTCGTTTGCATCGTCTGCAGAACCTTCAAACGCCAACACAGCGTTCTGCCCCAGCAGCACCGTTCCAGTAAACGTCGGGCTAGCAGCACCAATTTTTTCGGTGTCTAGCTCTTGGATTGCAGACTGAACGTTGGTAGCTGCAACACCGCCAACCGGAACAACCGAAATGTTGGCAGCAGTCTGACCAGCAATAGCGTTGGAAACGTCAATCAGCTGGAACGTTGATCCCGTGCCAAGTGAGATCAGCATGTCCGGTGGAGCCAGTGCCACAGCAGGCGCGTTACCTGAGCCCGTGCCTGAGGTGTCAACAACAACGTAGTAGTTGAGGTTGGTGCCAGCCGGTGCAGGTAGTGCCGCTCCAGACGTAAAGCCAGCCGCAGAACCGGCAGTTGTGACACTGCTCAGCAGGTTCGTGTTGGCGTTATACGTTCCAGCGTTAATTAGGTTGCCACTGATAACCGTGATCGGCAGGAACGATTGCCCGGTGTAGATGTAAAGGTCTTCGTTCTTTTCATCAAAGAAGAACTGACCTTTGAAGTCGCCGTCGGGAAAGGTAACGATGTTGTCAGTAGCGCCAGCACCACCGAACTTGGTGACCGAAGAATCGGAAAGCTTTGCCGCAGTAACTGCATCACTTGCGATACGGTCTGACGGGATCGTGCCGCTTGTAATTTTTGAAGCTGCTAAATCAGGAATGTCAGAAGCGGCAAGCGTTGCCCCCGTCGTTACATGACCTTGGCCGTCAATCGTTACCTTCGTAAAGGTGCCCGTTGAAACAGTGTTGCTGTGATTCAGATTGCCGCTGCTATCAACAGCTAAGCCCGTTCCAGGGATAACAGCACCCTTGGCAGAGCTAGTTGCAGCAGGAAGATCACTAGCCGTTAATGCACGGCCACCTGTAATCAGACCTTTGGCGCTATAGGTGACGACGTGATGCGTTGAGCTAGCTGATACGTCGTTATCAACCTCAATGGTGTTGGAGTCCATGCGGAGTCCTTCACCGTTAACAATCACACCGCCTTTGGCGCTGCTAGTAGCTTTTGGAATATCGCTACCGTCAATCGTCCTATAAGTAGCCGTACCACCAGCACTGGTCGGGCCAGCAAGAAACTGGTTAGCAGCAGACGTGTCATTGATAACGGCTGCAATCGTGGCAGCGCCGCTGGTTGTCGTAACTGTGATGTCAACAATGCCGACCGTGCTGCCAGCAACACTGTTGATCGAACCAGCAGCCTTCAGACTTAACCAGGCAGACCCGTTCCAGCAGTACAGGGTGTTGTCATCAGTATCGACAGCAAGTTGACCTGTAAACGCTCCGGAGCCAGGCAGCGTTGTAACCAGATCAACTGTTGATTCGTTGGCAAGCTTTGCAGCCGTGATGCCGTCGTCTGCAACCTTGGCCGTAGTGATTGCAGCATCCGCAATGTCTGCTGTGGCAATGCCGCCTGCAGCAAACAGAATCTTCGCGCCAGGTATCGTGTCGTCACTGATCAAAGTGACGCCGTTAGCGACTAGATCGCCAACAGTCAGTTTCTTGGTTTCACTGGCGCTGGCATCGACAACAGCAACCAGATCTCCGGTGGCTAAAGCGGAGCCAGCAAGCGCATTAAGCTCACTAATTTTTAGGTCAGCCATGGGCGGCTAGCTCCGGGTTAAACGTCCTGCTGTAACAGCAGTTTAGCGCCGCTGTCTTGATCCAAGCGTATGTCACCAGAGTCCTCTTGCAAGAGAGCATCTGGCGTTTCTAACTTCATCCTCAACTGTATTTCGCCAGTCGTAATAAAGTCAGCCGTGATCTGGACAGTGCTATCTGGCGAGAACTGTATAGCTGCTGCCGTAATAACACCTTCTACGTTCCACCAGATCTCGTCATCATTTCGGGTGCTTACACCGCTTGGGTTGTAACCAGATTTTTTGATATAGAACTGCCCAGAAAAATTACTGCCAACCTTTGTTCGATGCGCCAGCTCAAACAAGTACATGGGCAGCTCGTTAGCTGTATCGCCTGTGTACTCCCAAAAAGCACTGATGCGGCCAGAACCAGAAATTAACGTATTGACCCTGGAACGAAACTCATCTGACAGAACGGTTGTGTCTACCGTTTCACGCTCAGTATTAATCTCAAAGCTGTTGACCTGGGCCAGCAATTTGGCAGATACGGTTTCGACTTTTACTTTGATCGGAATAGCATTACCGGGAGTTGCAAGAGCAACAGCGTTAGCCGTGCCACCTGCTACCGCTAATGCAAAAGTGTTGTAAAGCCTTATGCCGTCTAGCTCGTCAACAAAAATAAACTTTTTTACGCTCGAATCTGTGTAACTGTTGATGAAATCAAGAGCACTGCCGTCTGTGCTTGTAATTTCAATTTGGTCGCCAGTGACTAACTGACCGTGCTCAAAATCAAAACTAAACCGTTTGACCGTTGCATTAACGTCAGCGACGTCAATCGTTGACTGCAATTCACCGCCATTAAAAACGCGCTTCAGCTCAATTTGTCCGTGCGTTCCGAGATATACGGTCATGAGATCGTTACGGTAGACAATACACCTGTCCCCTGGAACGCAATCTCAGCTCGGACAATGTCGCCAGTTGCCGCTCCAATTGAAGCGCTGGTGATATAAGCAGTCAGCTTGATGTCGTTGTTGTCCGTTCCATCAATCCAACGGAAGGTCAGCTCAACCGTGTCGTTGCTGCTAACGCCTTCGTTACCAGTTTTATATAGCTTGTTGAGAATGTTGGTGGTGTTAAATGTGCCATCGTCTTCTTTGTAATACAACAACGTGGCGCTGCCGCTATAGCCGACCACGCCAGGCACATAAACACGAATATGCTCGTTTAGCGTTGTCGTCTCAAGCGTTTCTAGGTTTGACGACAGCTGAAAATTAACGACCTTGGCAAGGGTCGTCCCAGCGAGCTGTAATGCGCCATCCCTACCGGTGTAGACCTTTGCCATCAGATCACGCCAATCAGATTTACTGTAACAGTGCTAATCCCAGGCCGCACCTGGACAACCTGTGGCGGGCCTTCATATCTGTACTGAGCTTGGGTCGCAGATGTCGAAGCAGTCGTTGTCGCCGCAGGCGTGTTTGCCTGGCCTCCCATTCCAGAGTGAACAGAACAGTAGTAATAAAGCGTTGGCGCTCCAGTTGCTACCTGGATCCTTGTGTACGAGCCAGCTTGTCCAGGCGTTCCAAATGTCGTGACCCCAGTTGTGTACTCCGTTCCACTGTTATGCGTGCCGTTGCTAGTGGTAGAAAAACGGAACGGGTGCCCAGCGTTAGAAGCGTTCTGCTGGCTAAACAAATAAATCGTGCCCTCGGTCAGCTCAAGGGTCTGCGCATTAGCCGTATAGCTATCGTTGTCAAAACGATATTTGTTGCCGCTATCGGCAACCACCGCGACGTTATAGGTCACAGTAGGAATCTCAGTAGCTGCGGGCTTCAAGGCATCGTCATTTCCGCTCCAGCCTCCTAATGCCTGCCCCGGCAAGAAAAAAGTTTGGAACGTCCCCTGCACTTCGTCGTAGTGATCAAGGAAAAGCTCAGCGTTTGGATCGCCGATGTTTGCGTAGGACAAACTCAGCTTTACGTCTGACCTTTCACTGCCGTACAGAATCCGGTGCTCCTTACCGTTTTGAGCCTTGAAAGTCTTGACCGGATAGCTTCCGGGGTCATAGCTACGGCTAGAAGGCTTGAGGATTGGAAAACCCATTAGGAACGAACCGTAATAACAGAGTCACCTGCGATCAGTTTCGCAAGCTCGCTTACACCATCATCATCGCAAGGATGCTCTGAAGCAACGATGTCCACCGTTCCCTCCTGAGAAAACGTCAGTTGCTCGACGACGTAGACGTTCTGCGAAACGGTTGTGCTCTTGATTGTAAAAACCGTGTCATGGAACGTGCTGTCAGCAACAATTCCGCCTGACACCTGCATGACGCCTTCTTCCACGTCTTGCGAGCCAGTCTTGAAATATGAAACGTTGTACTCTCCATCTGCCAGCTCACTGACGCTGGTGACAACGCCGCTGCTGTTGACTGTGCCTGTATTGGCTGCGCTGTAAGGAGTAGCTTCCGTTATGACCTTGATGTAAGAGCCTGCACGCAAGCTCAAGCCATGCACGGTTGTTGAAAAGCTAATGGTGTGCGAGACCAGCTTGCGGATACCCAAGAAATACTTGGCGACCTTGATTGCGTGATCCTCTGAAGTGCAAAACTGGGTTAAGTCAAACTGCTCTTGAGGCAGAAGACTGATGTCGTGCTCTTGCAACTGCCCTGGCAGCTTGACCTCCACAACCTTTTCCTCAGGCAGCTTGTTTTTAGTTTCTTGCCTGTAGCGCATAACTGCCTTAAAGGGCCTACGTTCCTCGCTTCTCAGATATTCAAGCTTGTAGCTGTCCTCAAGGATGTTGCCAGCAGTAAACAACTGCTCAATCGGCACCGGACCAAGGTTAATCAGACCACTGTCCGCCATGTGAGGAATGGCGGGCTTAAGTGAAAACTTGCCATCCATGATGACAAAATTGCACAAGAAATAAGGTGCTGCGTCGGTGATGTATTGACGAAGGTTGGTTTTATCTCCAACCACTCCATTAAAGAACAGCTTTTGTGCGTGCAAAAAGCGCGAAGTCTCTACAAAATCGTCCTGATTAAGCAACTTTGGATTACTCTCATCCATCTTTAGCAATCCTCCCGCTCCACCCATCTGATTGGTCAGCAAATAGAAGACCAAATCGGTGAATAGATTGCTGGGGCCAGAAGCCTGTCCATTAACAAGAAGGCCTCCCAAGTCGTAAACAGACAAGTCAGGATGCAGCCTTTTGACGTGCAGGCCGCTGCCAAGCCAGACACGCATCTGATCCAAACTTGTAAAATTACGGCTTGCCTTCAGCGACAAACCGGCAATCGTCAAATTGTTATAGAGAGGAACTATCTCATTAGGAACAATTTCATTGACGTAAACGATATTGTGCTCAGGCTCAGATTCGTTTGACTTCTGCACCAAGCCTCTGTAAAGACTTAAGTCTGCATACTGACTCTGGCTTTCAAATTCAGTTCCACCCGACGTGGTGCTTTGCGCTTCTGTTCTTTTGACGTTCCCAATGCTATATCTAAACCCGACTTGCAAAAAAGAAGTGATAAAAGGATTGTCAGACGAAACGCTTACAAGGTCATCATAAGTATCCCCCTCATTCCAGTTGCTTGTAGTGTCCGAACCTTGATCCACTGTGATTGTCTCAGGGTGGTTCCAGCCCTGCGTTTCGCCACTAAAATGATCAGTCAAAGTTCTGACGGTTGCTGTCATTTGTACTTTGATTTTCCTGGGGCCATTTGGATAATTGCGAATTATCGTCTTGCTTTGACCAACCCCTAAGTTGGCGGCATTCCCAAAAACTTCGTAGTAATAACCTTGCGTTTTGCCAATAGCAAATTCTTTGCTGTCAGTATCCGTCACCCTATATCTATGGCCGGAGAACGTCATCGTCCCACCAGGGTTGTTGGGCACAAATGGATTAGAACTAGGGTATGCGCTTGCTGAGCCTGAAGTCGCTCCAAGGCCCCGTTTAAATTCAACTTGATCGCCAACGCTATAACCGTCAGAACTTCCTACTACCTCAGTACCCCTCCAAGCCCATGTAAAAGTTGCACCATTATTGCGTGCATAATGACCCTCAGGAAGTCTGGCTTTTTCTACCGTCCACTTAACGGCCATCCATCGACGTTTGTCAGCACTTAAAATCTCTCTTGTCTGGATTGTTTTACGACCACCCTCGTTAGTTGGGTCGTTGTCACAACTACCAAAAATTGTATGGAAAAACGCTCCGTTCTTTCCTGAAATTATATTGTCACTGTTGGAGATATTTACCTCTCTTTCTATGGCTTCTGCTGTAACAATGTTTCCTGGCTGATCCTGCGGCAACGCAAAGCTGCGGCTTACGCCTTGAGGCTTGCTCACCGTTCCAGGGGTAGTAACCGTTGAAGAGCCTCGCGTAAACTCTTTGTTGAGAGCGATCATTTTTTTGGTCGTCTCAATTCCATTAAAGGCAACCACGAATCTTCCAATACCAGGCACATCAGCGTTAACACGCAGCAAGTCTTTTTTCTCGCTAGAAATAGAAGCTGAAAGCCTGTAGACAGTTTGCTCGCCTGAAATACCTCGCAACTCAGAGGCAGGAATGCTTACAAACTTGTATTCAAATTCTGTGGGCGGCAGATTGTTAGGATGGGTAAAACGAAGAAAATTATATTGATCAACAGGCTTGCTGCCCGTGACCACAAAATACTCATCTATGCGCTGAAAAATAAATGCGTTTCCGTTTTCATCCAGCCCGGCTTGACGCACAAACACCTGGAACACGGAAGATCTTTTGATCGTTCCCGTGTACGTTCCAGAGCGCACAGTGACTTCCTCGTCCTCAAACCGATCCAGCTCGCCAGGAGTTGGAACGCTATTAAAGGAACATAAACCATTTAAGCGCTGAAAAACTTTGCTTCTGAAACCGATTTCAGTAACAACAGCAGGTCTGTTATTTCTAACCAAGCCTGTAGAAATACGAGTCAGAGGGAAAAATCCAGCCCCTATACCTCCGCCATCGGCAATAAAATCTTTACTAGGTTGAATTACATTTTTGAGACTTACAAGGCCTACTTGTCTCTGCCGTGATTCATCTGAATCAAGGCAACGCAGAGTAATAAATTGGCTTTGATTATCGTCAGGCTCATAACGGTCTAACTTTCTATCAGTTACTTTCCAAAGAGTATTACCAATAGCAAACCTTTCACCAATCTGCATGGCGTCGTCAGCCGCAAGCTGTTCTGCGATGACGGTTGAGTTTATATCGTCAACATTTTCGCCTCCTCTATTGTTGCTGCGTTGATACTTGTCTTCATCAATTTTTGACGGATCGATTTGAAATATAAGCTGATCATTCGCCCTTACGTCTACAACAGCTTTCAGCTCACCCGAAAAATCGCCATCTACTGTAATTTGACCGCCATTATTGCGCTTAATCAAACGAACCAGGCCCATCCTTGGGCTGTATTGCCGCCCTTCTCCTTCCTGATCCTGCTTGCGTACTTCTTTTAGCAGATCTTCGTCCCCTATATTAATGTTGCGGTCTTTGTCGCCAACAATTTTCATGCGACGCAGCGTAAGCGCATGAGCCTGACTGTTTTCAGTGCCGTCGATAATGCTAACTGTTTCGTAATTAACCCTATAACCATTGCCATTTGGAATCGCTGCAAACATTCCAAATTGCGTGTTGTTTGATGGAGAGTACGCATGACAAAAATCTTCTTTATTGTCAGCAATGTTGCTTGGACACATAAATGCGTCATCATCAATGGCTGAGAACTGTGCAGGGTCTCCTGCATCTGGGCTGCCAGTAGTGCCGTAAATTTTATTGCGAAATTTAATGCGAGGGCCTAAAAGCGAAGTGGTTGTATTCTTCTTCCAATAAAAAGCAAAAAAGTCTTCGTGGATAACATCCAGTGCATTATTGCCAAGAAAAATGCCTTCAAGATCCGGCACCGAAATGCCATCAGGTGCAATATCGTCAGCGAAACCTTGTTCACCCACAACAAACATCAGCTTGGCTGACTGCTGCGTTCCATGGCTAAACATCCGTGACCATACCAGCTTTGGCGTGACGAGCATCCCGCCAACCTTTTGCGCTTCGTTGTAAAGACCAAAAATGATGGGTATAGGTGCGCCGTAATCCGCAAGCTCGTTAAGCGTGTCAAAGCCCCGGCTTTGCGTGAAACGGTTGCCTGCATTGACGCTTCCTAAATCAAGCTGCGACCGCTTTGATGCCTCAGGCATCTTCGGCTTTGGTGTCAGCAGGTAGGCAACACCACCAAGTACAAGCGAAATCGCAAGGTTAATTAAAATAACTGTTCCTGGTTCTAAACCAGTTGCCTGAATATCTGGTATATGCGCATACTCAGCAGGTCTTACCGCTCCACGACGCTTAACCTCAGCAGCAAACTTGCGATATTCCTTCTCCGTTATCCCAATCGTCTTGATTAACTCTTTCTCGAACGGAAGCAGGGGCAAGTCGTAAACAGACGGGCCGAAGACCACTGAACCTTCTCCGACATTCGATTGACGTACAAGATTCCCGTCTGCCATGTGACTGCAAATGCCCAGGATTGCTGCGGTAGCAGCAGAATATCCCCATCATACTGAGGCCGATCTACTCGGGAACCCCAACGCATAAGGTCTCGACAGATCTCCCACTTGCTTGCTTCGTACCAAGCCTGCTTAAACGGTGGCGCGTCAACCTCCATCCGCTCCAATGCCAGATAGCACATGTGAATGCAGTCGATATGACCGTCACTGCCGTCAGCGCCGAAGCGATACGGCATTCCGATTAGATCACCGCAGTCGGACATTGTTGCTAATCGGCAAGTTACCAACCATGCGCTGCGTCAATGATCGCCTTGGCACGTCCGTTCCAACAGCATCCAAGACCGAACTCAACTCTAAGTTCAGCGAGACGTTATCCCATTGACCACCAGTGACTTGACCGGTGTAGGTGTGAACAGTGGTGTGCGTTGCCGTGAGGCCAGAGTCAGGGTCAGAGTCTTCGATGATCAAAACTTCGACTTCCATCAGGTAGCTGCCTTCAATAGCGTTGACGCCCCACGACCTGCTGAGGTCATTGTTTGGAAAGACCAAGCTGGCCTCAAGGCCATCACCTGTGCGGTTGACAGTGACGCCAGAAAAACCAAACGGGACGAATTGGTATTCGTCACCGTTGTGCGTCATCTGCTTACCAATAAAAAAGTTTTGAAACCGAAAGTCAACGGTGTCCTTGGGCGTAATCCGTAAAACGTGGCCAAAAGCAAACTGCGTCACATTCCAATCCTCTTACGAGTGCTGCTGCTCATCTGCAACCGCTTCAGTGTCTTCTGCTCTCCCTGTTTAGCACCCTCGTCAGCAGCTCGCCTCATGCCAGCTTGGAATTGATCAGCAGTCACATAATCAACGCTGTTGATGCGTTCGACGGTGTATCGAACGTCGATTGGTGCGGCAACTGCTGTTCCGCCACCTTCGCCTGACGTTCCAGAGCCGCCCGTTTCAGGAATAACAGAACCGCCACGAGCACCGCGTGAATAACGCGACATGCTTTCACGCATCTTCGACTCAGGAATGATGTACTCAGACTCACCGCCTTCACCGACAAGAGCGCGAGTGGGTCCGGAAACATAGCCACCACTTGCTACTGCAACACTGCCTGGACCAAACGGACTTATTCCTTGATCAACTCCATTGATGTTTAGCCCTAATCCACTCTGACTAGCTGAACCAGGCAATGTAGTTGGCGGAGTTGTTTCACCACCTCCACTGCCCATCCCAGCAAACAATCGAGCAACACCAATCGCGATATACGTTGCAATCATCTGTGCAGCTTGCTGAGCCAACACATCAGCAATGCTCTTCAGCATGTCCGCAAAGACTTGCTTGACGCTTGTCGCGCCAGTGATCAGGTTCTGCATTCCGTTGACAAGCGAGCTGCCAATGGCGTTACCGATACCTTGAGATACCTGAACAGCGTGCTGCTCAAGGTTGTTCAAACTCTCAACTGATTGCTTAATAAATTGGTTAAGAGGATTATTTTCTGCGGATATTTGCCGCATCAAATCACCAACCTGTCCAAGTTGTGACTCGGACATTCCACCCTCTCTTAGCTCTTGCAAATCTTTTTCGATCCGAAGCCGTTCACGCTCTGCCTCAGTCGTTGCCGTAGCAAGCGCAAGCTGATGCTCCAAGTCTTCAATGGTATCTTCAAATTTTTCCTGTCTTTGAAGCTGCAGCTCTGCTAGCTCACGCTCTGTAGTGCGATGAGCAGCTAGCTTTTCAGTAGCTTTACCAATGTTGATAGCGTCTCTTTCACGTTGATCGGCAACACCAACTAAAGCCTTTAACCGGCTAGCTTCGATTTCAGCTATCCGCTGCTCACCTTGCAGTCGGATAACAAGCTCATCATCTTCAGCCGCCTCTGCTGCAGCAATTTTGTCCCTAAAACGAGAAATCTCAAGAACTTTTTTGCGCTCTTCTTCAAGTTTGCCCAAACGCTTCTGAAGACGCTCTTCTTCTTTTACTCCGCTGCCTTTCTTAGGCTTAAACCTTTTGCGGTCTTCTTCCGTAATTGGTATAACACCATCCGGTGTACCCATGCCGCGAATTATAGAATTCATTTGCTCTGCAAAACTTGTCAACGCCCCCTCTGAAAGGCCCTGCATATTGAATATGCCTCCAGCCATATTTGGACCAAAAGCCAAATTACTAGCAATAGCTTTAGTCGAATCTTTTGCTCCTTCAAACGAAGGCAACATTTCCCTCAGCCTTTGAGGGTCTTTTTCCTGTAGAGTCGTTAACGCCCGCGCAAATTGAGACTGTGCAACCTTGATTCCAAGAGTTGCGTTAACAATCTTTAAAAACTCTGCTAAAGGACCTGCAATTAAAAGCTCAAGGTTTGTTGTCAGCTGCCCCCACTGTTCTTTAGCCAGCCTTGTTTGCTCAGCAAGATCTTGCATCTTCTGAATGCCACCCGGACCAAGAGCTTCATTAAGTTCTTGCGTGACTAGCGCCGCTATACCAGTTAAATCACCTTGATTTTCAAGCTTTCTTGCTAGCTGTTCAGACTCTTTTGAACTAAAAAGCGACCGTTCTCTCAAGAAATCAAGCGCCGTGCCAACAGAGCCCAAAGACTCAGCTGACGCAACCGTGCGTCCTATAAGTTGATCTATCTGCTGCCCGGCAGCACTAAGAGCAATTTGCGCTCCGAAAGATCCCGTTAGTCCTCCTAGGCCGCCGCCAATAACTGACCCTGGACCACCACCAAACAGCAACGGAAAACCAGCACCAAGACCTACCTGCCCAAGTCGGTTCATTCCTCCTTGAAGAGCAAGCGGCGATCCCGGCATGTTCGCACCACCACGAATTGGGCTAGACGCAAAGCCTTGTTGTTGTTGTTTTAAAATCTTTAGTTTCGACTCTTCTAGTCTTATTGTTTTCTCAAGCAACCTAAACTCTTTAGTAGCGCTAGCAAAACGCCTTGCACTTTGCTCAGTTGTAGCTTTTCCTAGCTGTTTTCTTAACTTGTCAACATTAAGGCCTTTGGCCTCGATTTCGTTGATTTTATTCGCAAGCCTTGCTCTTTTCTCCTGAGCATTTGCAAGAGCATTTATATTTTCAGACATCTGACGACCTTGAGGCCGCGTTGCATCAAAGCCTTTCGCTCCTGACTGGCTAAGCAAACGCAAACGCTGCCTAGCTTCGTTAGTCAGCTGTCGGTTTAATCGTAGTTCTTTTTCATTAAGACTATTGCTTCGAGCTAACGCACGAATCCTTCTCTCGGAAAATTTATCTTGAATGCTTTGAATGTTTTTTGTTTTAGCAGTTAGTTGAGTAAGACCTCTTTCAGCGGCCTTTAATTCCGTCGAACTAGGGAGAAGCCCAGCAATACCAGCTCTTTTTCCGGAGCTTCCACCTTTGGGCTTTCCAATTTTGGCAATTTTTCTATCTATCTGGCCAAGCTGAGTCTCAATCTCCTTGCTATTAAGCTTGATATTGACTTCGTACTCAGCAGCCACGACTAACCCGAAGACATTGCCTTCAGGTTAGCGCACACGGCGGTATTGAGCCTGCTGACGACTGCGCTCGATCTCCTTCTGCTCCCGATCAGACTTGACCGAACAGTACGCGCTCCAAGCGATCAGCTCTTCCATCGACATGCTGGCTCGAAGCTGAGCCAGTGTCATGCCTAGCTTTTCAGCGATAAAGAACTGTAGGAACAGGAAGTGATCCTTATCAATCCTCGCTTTTGAGGTCGTCTGCTTCTTCCACCTCATCCATGCTCTGCATCTTGGACATAATGTCCAGCACAATGCTCAAAGGCAGGCGATTGCGAATTTTGGCACGGTCGCCGTCCGAAAAGATTCGTTTGCCAGCTTCATCTTCTGCCTTGCAAATGACCATCTGGATCGCAAAATCCAGATTGTCTTCAGCCGCACCGACGTTCAATGCTTTTAACGAGCTGTTGATTGCATCACGATCAGCAATCGTCAAAGGCTTCCAATACAGCTTAAGAACAACCTCTTCACCGCTTTTAATTGTGTAGCTGCTGCGTTGCTCGACGCTAAACGCCTCACACAGCTTGTCGATTGCGCGTGTTTCAGCCATAAAACTCAGTCAACTAGCACAATATAGCTTATCCCAAGCGCACAGATGCAAATGCTTTGTCTAGATCATGAAACAAGCCCGTATCTCTGCTCGTCTCTGTATAAATCTTGTACCAACGTGGACCGTTAGGTGCTGTGCTTCGCTGTGGAGGCCTAGCTTCTCCATATGTCTTACCGTCAAGCTTTGCTTGCGGATTATTGACCGCATATCCCGCATAATCAGCCAAGTTGCCGATATAGAGAGGGCTGTTAATCGGAATCTTTAGGGCAGGACGCTTTTGAAAATCTCGAGAGGTCGGCATGTTTTCATCTTCCCAGTCACGCTGATTACTAACGACTGGTTCGACCGGCCTAGGACTTAACTCCCACAACTCACCAAAGTTTCCAGTCCACCAAGGGCCAGCCTTTTGCAAGCTAAACACAATCTCTGGCCCCGCAGCTGCGCGTCCATCTTCAATTAACTTGCGAATATCGTTCGTTAGCTCGCTGATTGGCTTGGCCATTACACCGCGGTAAACAAGCAGCTAACCACGCTGACAAAATGACTGTTATTTTCCTGCGTGACAGCAGTTGGCCCGGCAACCTGACCGACACGTGGTTTTACTGAATACGTGTCCGTGTAGCCAGAAGCATTCACAGAGGTCAAGCCATCAATAACTGACTCTGCAATCGCGGCTGCCGCAGCACTTCCCTTGTCCCTTGGCGTAAAAATGCCGCATTGCACTGTTCCAGCGTATTGATCAATGGCTGCGCCATGAGGCTGGATCGTTGATTGATCAAAGTTGATCGTCACCAAAACGTATTTCTTGTCCTTGCCAGGCGTTGTAAAGGGCATATTGTCAAACACCACTGAAACCGTGGCATCCGCTGCTGTCACTGCAGTGTTGATCGCAGTTTCAAATGCAGCTCTAGCGTTTACAAGCGTCATCAGAACACCACTCGAAGAATATACATATACTCTTGATCGCCCCTAAATGTCCGGATGTCTTGAATCTTGGCGGCTCTTGCCGATCCAGCAAACTGCAATGACACCTCGTCCTGCAGTGTTGCTTGGTTGTCGCCAATCTGATCAGGCGTTATGTAAAGCCGAGCAGTGTTCTCTTGATACCCACCCTCCTCGTCAGAAACAATAAATTCGATTGGAGCGTCAAACGAATAACTTGTGTCAGTCGTCGTTACAGCACCAGTCGCAAGGCTGTAACTAGCAGAAGCCTTGCGTGTATAGGTAATAGTCGTATCTAACGACTTACCCAGATCAGCAACGACCTGCTTAGCAACGTTTTTGAAAAGACTGTCGAGCGCTCCAGCCATGTCAGCCTCTCACAGTGCGGACTTGATACGAACCGCTGCCGCCCAAACAGTAAGCGCCGAGATAAGACTGAAGCCAAGGATAAACGTCGAATACGTTATTAACAGTTCCAGTAGCCTGACTAGAAGTGTTGTACTCGACTTCCATTTCTCCGAGCTTGACGGATTTGTATAGTCCCGTATCGCCGGTAGTCCCCGTAATCGAGTCCGTGTCATTGGCCAGCGCGTTCGCTAGCTCATAAGTAGCGTATTTAATGTCGTTTGGAATCGCGGAGCAAGCAAGCTCAACACGATCCACATGGTAGTTGTTGCGAGGCCAGCTCAACGCTTGGCTTTGATCGCAACGATCACCGTAAAAATTCAACGTGTCGATCCAGCGTGTAGCCGAGATCAATGCACGATTTTTGTTGTCGTCAGACTTGTTGTCCCACTGCGTGCTGCTTGGGACGGTTTCAAAATACGCATTGGCTTCTGCCAACGTCACAAAGCTGTTGGCTGTCTCACTCTGGAGCGTGGCGTTGATCGTGGCAGCCATAGCAGCAAAAAGGGAAGGCCCCACCTAATGGTAGGGCCATTTGTCTCGTCAGGATCAGGACTTGAGGCCGTTATCCAGAGGAGTGTTGACGAAGATCTCAACCATAGGGATGAGGTCAATGTCGTAGGTGGCAGACCAGTTGCTGCCGGTACGCAGGTTTGCGTTGGTCGGGTTGTCAGAAGCAGAACCCCACTTGGTGCCCATCACGTGATAAGCAGAGTGGTAATCCACAGACAGCACGTCCTGCTTGGACAGCACGTTACGGTCAGCTTCAATACGAAGATCCTGCTGCACACCCTCAAGGATGGTGCCGGACTTCATCATGTAGCAACGGAACTCCTGACGGTTGCCAGTCGTGGTCGGGTCGTTGATGTTGACCTGAGAATCAACAATGACGCGACAACCAGCAAACTCACCAACCTCACGAGCACCGACGCCAACACCGCCGCCACCCCAAGTCACCGCGCCAGAAGCAGCAAGTGCAGAGGTAGAGAAGGTCAGCAGGCCCACCTGATACAGGTAGTAAGCCACAGAGGGGTGAACGATCAGGAGATCCATCTCCTCACCGCGCTCACCCAGTTTGGAGCGAGCTTCTGCAACAGTTGCAGCGGTCAGGTAGTTGGCTTCAGCGGTAGAACCAGAACCACCCAATTGCTTCTCAAGGCGGTGGCCGTTAAGAGCAGTGTGGAACAGGCCGGTTAGCTGCTCAAACAGGCGAGCAGTGTTCAGCTTGTTGATGGCATCAGCCAGTTGGTTGCGGATGTGAAGCATTGGATCTTCACCAGCAGCCAAGACTGCAACGTCATCCACGGCGTAGGCAAAACCACGGTGAACGATGGATGCAATCTGGGTTCCGGTACCAACCTTTTGAGGGGTCAGATAACCAGCGCCACTGGTGCCCCAAGTTGCGGTGCCGTCGAAGATTTCTTCAGTCGGTGCAACGGGGTTGAACTCAGGAACCTGAATCCGGGTGCCACCTTCACGAGCGTCAAGCAGTGCATTACGCACCACAGCGCCAGATTTGATGAACTGGCTGCGTTCTTTGATTGCCTCAGCCACATAAGCGCTGAGATTATTCCTTTTTACGATGTCCGCCAGAAGGACACCGCCGGAATAATTCTGAAATGGTGCGGCCATTTCTTA